TCCGCCTCTCATCCCCATCAAGACCACTCATAAGAATGGATAGGTGATCAAGAAAGATAATCTTACAATCAAGTCCTGAGGCTAGGTATTCAATCCTGTTATAAATAATATCAGGATCAAAACTACCAAAGCCATCGAAAAGATAAAGGTTCCATTTATTAATACTAGAGTCAAAGGCTTTTGTAAGTTCATCGTGGGTATGTTCTCCTAATGCAAGGTTCTTACCTACAGAAGCAGACATCAAGCCTAAAGCTGTACGGCGGTTTGACTCTTCAAGTGCCAAGTATCCAACCCGTTCTCCGTTCGATAACAAGTGAGCAGCCAAGTCTCTACACACGGACGACTTGCCTTGGCCTGATCCTGAAGTAATTGTGACAAGCTCTCCGCGCCTAATCCCGTGAAGCTTTGACTGTAATCCTTGAAATGGGTAGTCATAATCAGCTGGTGGTTGTGGTGTTGTAACTAATTCAAGTAAAGATCTAGCATCTACAATACCATCAGGTCTGAATTCCTTACGTTTAAAGAATGCATCATCGATAGCCTTGTAATCGCTAGCTTGTAAAGCGTCTGAGAGGTCTTTGTAAGCCTCTAGACGGGCGATGTAAGCCTTGCCAGGTGGTAATACACTTGCAGCGTCTTCAGCAGCCTTCTGACCGGCTTCATCAGAATCAAACCAAAGTAGGATTTCTTCGTAACCTTGAAGAAACTCTAGGTTCTTTTGAATTGCTTTCTTGGCTCCCGCTGCACCACTAGGTAGTGATACTACAGGCCAAGTTGGAAATATCTCTCCGTAAGACACACAATCAAGCTCACCTTCTGTGATGATTATGCGTTTACCACTGCTCCCCCATAAATGTTGCCCAAAAAATGTACCAGGTGTTTCTCCTTCGTAAGTGAATTGTTTGTCTTTAGTCTTTATCTTAGCACCTTTTACAATGCCAGATGGATCATGATAGTAAAACCTTAGCTTGTCCCCATCACGATATACTTTAAATTTCTCACAAGTCTTCTGACTGATCTTGCGTTTCTGCAACCGTTCGGCTGAGCCTTTGATCTGCACAATAGAGTTAGTGTGAATGTGTGTTGTTATTTCTTGTCCATCAGTGTAAGTATGGCATACAAAACAATAGCCATGGCCATCTGTATAAATACTATTGCCATCAGATGAGCCACAACTATTACATGGTGCATGTCTTACAAACTCAGAGGAACCAGTCGATTGGGATATTGTGGAATGATGTCCACGGTATGTTATGTTTGTCACACCATTTAGCGTATGTAGTCTTTGATCCTTTACTAATTTTATTATATGGTGCTTGAAAGACCATACGTAAATCAAGTTCAGGGTGTTGTTCTTTTACGTTCTTGATCTTACGTCTGTCTTCAGCTTCCCAATAACCTTTACATTCTAAATATATCCCATTAGGTAATAGAAAATCAGGAGTGTAGATATGCTGGATGACATATGGAACCTTAGTAGATTCATACTCATACTTAACACCCAGCTCACACATAAGATCAGCAACTCGTTCTTCAAGTCCTGATCGGAATGCCATTAGAAGTCCTCATCCTCTACGGTCTCAGACGGCGTTACATTAGGCTCACTAGCCTTGAACCCTTCAGTCTTACCAAAGAGTGCTGCAACGTTTTCTGCAGACATGTCACCAGTATCTACACCAGCTGATGTATTGAGAGACACCAGTTGTACACCAACAAGTTTAAGGCTTGTTCCATACGTAACTCCATCACGGAGGATATAAGGTTTTTGATAGAACGCAAGCTTAACACGACTACCAGCATACATAGGTGTATTGTCATCAGCAATAATTGTTCCTTCAGTATCGACAACAGGTGGACGAGATTCTTCATTCCAAGAGAACTTTACTTTGTATTGTCCTTCAGTGACTTCTTCCCAAGGTTCAGGCTTAAGAGTAGAACGCTTAGGATTCTTTAGTTTAGTTTCAGCCCACTTAAGAGATTCAACTCTATCATCTTCTAGTGCATCAACCATTGATTGATCAACTAGAGCAGCAAGTGAATAACCAAACTTACTTGGTTTCAGTACAGCTTGATAACCTTCAAGGACTACAGGCTGTGCGGTTTTGTGGATTTGACGTGGCATTTAACAGAAAAAATAAGTGGAATCAATTACGGAGCTAGGTTCTAGATCTCCAATAATCGGTGGGTTAGACTCTGCGCCTATTTGGTCAGCAAAGTCTTGCAAGTAATTGTGTTCGGCAAAGAGGTACATATATGTCTCTCGTACAATTGCACTGAGAGCAGACATGTCGGTAGCACGACACAATACAGAATCATGAATGAGAGCGATCGGTGCATTGAAAGCCAATGCGCTGAAGTGGAGAAGGGAAGCATCGA